GGGCTTGCGGGCAGGTTTGCCGCCAGCGTTACGTGTGCAAGTTGACCCAGCGTATGCCGAGTTGTTTAAGTCATACCAAAAAGACTTGTTGCCCAAAGGCTCAGACTATCGAAACCAAGACTTAGAAGGTTACGTAAAGGCAACACAAGCATCACCAATTGAGGCAGCAACCGTGCCGCAAGACAGCGGTAATGGTGACGGCGGCATGTTTACCGCAGCGGACATCAATGGAATGGACTACAATGATCTGCTGACCTTCTCTGATTTTGATAAACTCGATCTGAAGGCTTTGCAAGAATACAACCGTAGACTGAAGGCTGGTAAATAATGGCAGATTTAGAACGTCTAAAGCTACAAGCCCGCGCTTTGCAGTTGCAAGCACAGGCAAGAAAAGCAGCAGCAGATAAACAGTTTATACAAGATAATATGCTGCCCTCGCCCGATAATGATACAACTCCAAGCCGTAAAGAGCGTGATTACTTCGGTAACACAGTTTCTAAATTTACGGAGCCAACAAGAAGTCTAACACAGCAAGGCGTAGATCAAGCTATGCAAGCTGGTTTTGATGACCCTGCATCTAGGCTTGCGGGCATTGGCAAGGCGGGTCTTGGCTTGCTTGGAACAGGCATTACTGGCGCAGCAGGGGTTGTGGGCGAGGTGCTTGGTGGAAATCCAACGCAAGAACTGAAAGCTGCAAGAGATGTTTTGGGGATGACGCAGTTTGTGCCTGAGATGGCAGGGGTGCCGTCTTCTGCTTTACGCGCTGTAAACAATGCGACGGCAAACTCCGCAAGGCAGCAAGCGGCCCAAGCGGCAAGTAATATCGGCGTCACTCCTACGCTAGGTTCTCAGGGTCGTGGCGCAGCCATGATTGAGGCTACTCTTGAGAAAATCCCTGTTACATCTGGACGCACTCAAGCCGCAGCTATCCGCGCAAGTGACCAGATGGATGCTGCTTTAGATCGCACAGTCAACAAGATAGCCACACCAACGACAGATACTGGCGCTGGCGAAGCCTTGCAGCGTGGCACTGATGCATTTGTGGAAAACTTTAGAGAAAAGTCGAAGCAACTTTATGGCATCATGGACAAAAAGATTGGCCCTAACGCCTATGTCATCGCGCCAAACACTGTAGGTGTTTTACAGAACATTTTACGCTACTCTGAGAAATACCCAGGTATTGCGGAGTTCATCGGCAACCCGCGTTATCAAAAACTGATAGATGGATTGTATCAGGGCGATGCATATACTGCTATGCCTTTTGATGCGTTGAAAGATTTACGTTCAGCAATCGGCAGTAGTCGAGGCAAGATAGACGGCCCCCTTTCTGACCTAGATACAGGTAAGCTAGATCGTCTTTATGGTTCACTCACGCGTGACATTGAAGCCGCTGCAAAGGCAAGCGGTCCAGAGGCGTTGGCTGCGTTCGAGCGGGCTAACAATTTCTATCGTGCTGGTGTTGAGCGTATCGACAATGCATTGGTGAAAGTGACAAAAGCTGACACGCCTGAAAAAGCATATGCAAATGTTGTTGCTCTAACGACAGCAGACAGCCCTCGCGGAAGCGCTGCAATCTTAAACCAGATCAAGAAAAGCCTACCCGCAGACGATTGGAAAACTGCCTCAGCAACAATCATCCGTAAGTTAGGCGAGAAAACTCCCGCTAATCGCGGTGTGGATGAAGCTGAATTTGCTGAGTTCTCGGCCAGCCGTTTTTTGACGAATTGGAATAAAATGTCTCAAGGGGCAAAGACTGTCCTTTCGAGCGGGGCCATTCCAAACTCGGTTCGCCGTGAGTTGGATGATTTGGCTAAAGTTGCTGCAAGATTTAAAGAAGCGGGCAAGGAACGCAATTTCTCTAACACTGGGACAATAATTGCAGCAGGTTCAACTGGTGCGGCATTGTACGCGGAGCCAGTTATGAGCGCTTTAGCTTTGGGCGGCGCGTATATATCTGCTGCGGCAATGACAAGCAAACCGTTCCTGACTGCGGTCAACGCAGCCGTCAAAAGTGACTTTACAAAACTTAACAAACTAGCCCGCGATGGTGGGCCTTTTGCAACTGAAGCTAACAGTTTGCTTCGGTTAGCGGGGGCTGAAATTGCTGAAGAAGAGGAAAGACGCTAATGGCTAAAAATAGTATCGCAGACTACAGCGCAACGGCTGCTAGTAACACAGACATACAGAGTGTTGATATTGATGAGGGCTGCGCCCCAAGCGGTATCAACAATGCTATTCGTGAGTTAATGGCTGATTTGGCCGACGTAAACGCGGGTACAGTGGCGCTATCGTCACCTAACCTAACAGCGTTCTCTGTTGGTGGGACAACCATCACTGCAACAGCCGCAGAGATTAACCTGCTAGACGGTGTTACAGCGACGACAGCAGAAATTAACCTGCTTGACGGTATTACAGCGACGACAGCAGAGATTAACTATGTGGATGGCGTTACGTCCAACATTCAAACACAGTTGGATGCGAAGGTTGGCTCTAGTTACACGGGCGACGTTGATATTACTGGCGAGTTGATCGTTGACAGCTACAACGAAACCTACGCGGCGGTTACGTCATCCTCTAACGCCACTACGGTGGACTGTGAGGCGGGCAACGCATTCAGCCACACACTGACAGAGAACACCACGTTCACGTTCTCTAACCCACCAGCCAGCGGCACTGCGTATAGCTTTAGCCTTGAGATCATTCAGGACAGTTCTGCAAGCGGATACACGGTCACTTGGCCCTCTGCCGTTGATTGGCCGTCAGCAACTCCCCATACGCTGACAGCGACTGCATCTGCAACAGATGTGTTTGTGTTCTACACGCGTGACGGCGGGACAACTTGGTACGGATTTACGGCTGGTCAAGCATTGGGGTAAGTTATGGCGACTAAAGTAAAATTACTTCAAGCTGCCGCTGGTTCTTCGGGCGGGGGAACAGGAAGTGGTATTCTTACAGACATGGATGTGGGCAGTTCTAGCCTGACTTTGCAGGGCTTAGACGCAGATAGCAGCACAGCCTATGTAATTGGTAAAATTCAGAGTTACCATAATAGTTCGAGCGCATACTCTTCAATTTTCCTGTCAAAAGTAAGTTTGTCTGATGGCAGTGTGTCCGATACCTATTATGACGACCAATCGGCAAATAGCGCTTGGTTTATTGATGCAAAACAGGCGCTGTTGTCAGGTAACAATCTTATCGTGACGGGCACGATGGGTGCATATTATCAAGGTTACGCTGTTTATAATAAGTCTACCAATTACAGCCACACATATAATGCAGCCTGGAAAACCTCTACGTCATTTTCGTTCAACTCAGCAATTGATAAGTCGGACACAGATTATCTTTTCACTTGCGGCACAGACTTGTTCAATGCATCGGACTATCGCGCTGTTGTCGTAAGAAAGGACATTGATAACAACTATACCCCTTGGTCTGTAAATTTGACAGTAACGGCTGGGCAAAATGACAGAGCGGCCAGTGTTGCCAGCACTAGTTCTACCAATGGCGGTTGTTTTGCTGTGTTGCAAACAAATGGGAATAAGTATCCTGGCATTTGGAAAATAAATGAGTACGGTGGAACTGTTTGGTCAAAGCGGGTTAATCCAGACACAACCAATTTAGTCGATCACACCGCAGGAAGCATCAATACCCCTTTCAATGCGATTGTTGTGGACAGCAGTGAAAATGCTTACGTCATACAAAATCACAAACTTAATACAAACATATCCACGAATGGTCGATATGGCGTATATGTTTACAAGATCAATACATCTGGAGTTATTCAGTGGTCAAAGTTGATCTATAGATCGGACGGCGATCACACTGTCTATTCGACCTCTTTATCCTTTGACTCTAATGGGGATTTGTTAATAGGTGGTTACGTCTTGGATTACACGCCGACAATAAGGCCGTATTCAATGTTTATCGCTAGGATGGATACGTCAGGAACTTTAGATGAATTTAAGACTTTCACAGTCCAAAATACGTTAAGTTCAAGCTATTATTATTTCATCCCTGGTACTATGAAAGAGCTTTCAAACGGCAACATTATCACAACGATAACGCACAACATCAACACAAGCGGTTTTATACGTGGAATGCTGAATGTTACGTCTGATATGCTAGGTGATTTTGATGATATTTTGGTTGAGGATTACATTGATAACATCACTGTAACTACTGATAGCGCCACGGTGTCAGCGGCTGGAACGGCAGCAACGGTGTCATACACTATGAATAATCTTACCAATAACCTTACATCTACGTCCGTAACATCAACCGTGACAAACTACTAAAGGAGAACTCACATGTATGTGAAAGTAACAAGTGGGAGCATCAGTCAGTTCCCTTATACGATAATGCAGTTGCGTCGTGACAACGCAAATACATCTTTCCCAAAGTCTATGAGTACCTCTTTGCTACAAGATTATGGGGTTTATGCGGTTGTAGAGCGAGAAGCTCCCGACTTTGATCGTAGAACACAGAAAGCAACAAAGGATGCGCAACCATCATTAGTTGATGGTGAGTGGGTAATTGATTGGACTGTTAGCAGCAGGTCGAGTTCTGAAATCTCAGATTATGACAGTGAAATTGCTGCGGAAAATAGAACAAAAAGAGATGGAATTTTGAGTTCATGCGATTGGACGCAAATGAATGACAGCCCCCTTACAAATGAAGCAAAGACAGCTTGGGCAACTTACCGTCAAGAATTGCGTGACATCACTGACCTTGACGCGTGGCCTAACCTTGAAGACGCCGATTGGCCAGTAGCACCGTAAGGTTAATTCATGGACAGACGAACTGTGGCCTCGGCGCATAGCCGCATAGACGGTCTTGAAAAAGAGGTCGTTGAAATCAAAACTGAGGTTAAAATCCAGTTTAAGGACTTGTTTGGCCGTGTGAAACGTCTTGAGGCAATCATGCTTGGTGCAGCAGGGTCTATCATAGCATTGCTTGTCACTGTGCTGATGAAAATGGGATGATAACGTGGCTATACTTGAGAGTATCGCCGCTGCGAACGCCGCTTACTCTGTTATCCGTCAGGCTCTTGGCAACGGCAAGGAGACTGCGGGCCTTATTAGTGCTGTGGGTAAGTTTCTTTCAGCGGAAGAAGACGTCAAGGAAGCTGTAAACAGAAAAAAGAATAGCCCACTTACGGCTATCACTGGCGGTTCTGAGGGTGATTGGGAAGAGTTCCAGCATCTTGAAAATCTGCGCCAGAAAAGGGCTGAATTAGAGTCCTATTGCCGCCTCTACGCCCCGCCAGGAACTTGGGACAGGTGGCAGCAGTGGCAAGCGGAAGCGCGAAAGCAGAGACAAGCTGCAAAGAAAGCTGCCGAGAAAGCCAGAGAAGAGCGCAACGAAATTATTGCGACGGTAGCAGGGATAACCATGGCTGTCGTCGTTGTTGTTTTGTGCGTGTATTACCTAGGCTTATACCTGGAGCGCTGGTGATGTGGATACTTGTGTGGCTCAGTTTCATTGACAACAGGTTTGAGTATTATCAGCTTGGCGCATTCGGGACAGAGGCGCACTGCAATAAGGCTAAGGCAAGGGCAGAGGTCATGGTAAAGAACCCAGCGCAAGCGGTGCACTGCTTTGAGGTTAGACGAAATTAAGCACGGCGTTTATGCGGTCTACAAGGACGGCAAGGTCGTCATCATAACATCCAACAAAAAAATAGCGGAGCATTA